TTCGGAACTGCTAATACTGGCGCCGCTACTACTCTTGGTCAGATTACCTGGACTATTGACAAGAGAGTTGGTGGTTATCAAGAAATTAATAATGACGTCATCTTAGATGGTATGTTCAACGTCGTAGACGAATGGATTATACCTACTATCGCTGAGGCCATTGGTCAAAATGCTGATGATGAAATGTTTAATGGAACTGAGTTTACAAGTTCTATCAGTGATGTAACAGACGCTGTTACAGCCTCTGGAACTACACTTATCGCAGCCGCTATTACGTTTGCGAACTTGAATAAAATGTTCTATCATCCTGAATGGGAACGTGGACTTAACTGTGAATGGTTTGGTTCAAGAGCCGCGATGAAAGATATTGCCGCGCTTACTGACACTTATGGATATCCGCTGTTCCAACAGGTGCCAATTAATGGTAGACCTTCTACCATGCTTATGGGTGCCCAGTATAATGTATGTCCAAGCATCGCTAATGCTCCCGCAGATGGCGCTGTAAGACTGTGTTTTGGTGACCCAAGCCAATACATAATCACTCTACGTGGTGGAAATTCTCCTTTCGTCAATCCGTATATTAAGATGAAAGAAGGCATTCTACAGGTTGGAATGTATGCTCGTATGGACGGTAATATAGCCGACCATGCTACCGCATCCAGTTCAGCCGCTTGGGCAGTAATGTCCCGCGTTGATGCGTAAAATTTAAATTAAATGAATTAATATAAGGCGACGACGGTTATAAAGGGGTTGTGCCTATTCACAACCCCCGCCTAAATCTATAACGAGGAGACTTATGATAAAGAATGATTATTTATGGAAGTGTCAGGAGTGTGGATATACTAAGACCACTGCTTACCTTCCCAGAAAAGAATGCCCTGTCTGTAAGAAAGTAGTTCAATGGCAGGGATTACAGAAAGTAATAACGAAGGAGAGATAAGATGGCTGTAACATTAAGCACATATGCTTTAACAGACTTAGATAGGGTTAAGGGTTATCGTCTTGCTCAAGGTGAAGAGTTAAATACTACAACCGAACAGCAAGATTTGATAAAAAACCTTATCAACATCTACTCTACTATTATTGAAAATTATTGTGATAGGAAGTTTAAGTCACGTGAGTATACAGAGTATTATGATGGAGACGGCTCAGATACTCTATTCATGAACCAGTATCCAGTTTCAACAATTACCTCTATCAACGATGACCAGGATTGGTTGTGGAGTGACACTACTGTAATAAATAGTAATTATTATAGAATAGTAGATAGTAGATATATTGTTATGAAGAATAATTTATTTACTGTAGCCAAGCAAAGCGTAAAGGCTGTTTATACTGCTGGGTTCACTACTACACCCGAGGATATTAATAATGCCTGTGCTACAGAAGTCATACGTGCCTTTGATGGTATAACAAACTTAGGTGTTGAGAGTATTTCGTTCTTGGAGGTATCTGAAACCTTCGTCCCAATGCCATTCTTACCCCAGACACGTTTGGTATTAAATAATTATAAGAGGAAAATGTCCTTCTAATGATTGATATAGAGATAAAAGTAGATGATAGTGATGAACGTAAATTAAGAAAACTACTACAGCGTGCTAAGAAAGGATTGTTAGTAGGTATTAAGAAAGCAATTCTATATGCTGAAGGTGAAGCTAAGAAGAACTTTAATAAATCTGGTAAACCTAAAGTAAGAACTGGAACACTTAGACGTTCTATAAAATCTGGAGTATCTAATAATACCGCCTGGATAGGCTCTGATGTTGTTTATGCAAGAATTATTGAGAAGGGTGGCGTGATAACTGCTAAGAATAAACCATACCTGTCTTTTCAGATTGACGGTAAATGGTTTAAGAAAAAGAGTGTAACTATTCCGCCGAGACCATATTTACAACCAGCGATATCTGAACATATGGATACTATTAGTAGAATAATAGCACAAGAAATAGTGGAGGAGATGGAAAAATAATGGCTACTACAGTAGAAACAATTCTTGACACACTAAAGTCAGACTTAAAGGACTACGTAAAGGTTAGTAGAGGATATAATACTACACCTACTACAATTCTAAAAGGCTCGTTTGGTCCAGATGAAGTTTCAAAATCTTTTCCTGTTATTGGTTTTGATATAACAAGTGAAGAGTTCGAAAGTCAAATGGGTGATACTGGATTTGCCTACGTGTATTTAGATATATATGGTTATACATACACAGATGGTGTTGATAGAATTGACGCTATAAGGAAACTTGCTCACGACGTCCTTTATTTTATTTACAACGATTTTACATACACAGATGAAGTATCTCTTTTAGAGCCAATGGAATACGGAGGCTTTAAAACACTAATGTTCAGATTACCTATAAGGATTAGGTATGAATGGACGACAACTAATATAAGATAATATAAGGAGAAATACAGATGGCAACAAAATCAGGAACTAACGCAACAGTTAAAGTAGCAGAAAGCGTGACGGTATTGTCTATGGCTAATTGGTCTTTCACTGATGAGAGAGAAGCATTGAAGGCTCCTGTCTTCGGTGATAGTTTTAATAAAGTCCATGGTATGGGCACCAGAAATATTGCAGGCTCAGTAAGTGGTTTCTTGGATACATCAGACACTACAGGGCAGGACGTGCTCGTAACCGCCTATGAGGCTGGAACTACTGTAAGTGGCTTCCGTCTTTATGTAGATGGAACTGTATACTTTGAGGCTGATGGAACAGATGATAATGATGGAGTATATATCACATCTTATAATGTCAGCGCCGCGCAGAATGAAATCATCCCTGTCGAGTTTAATTTTGAAGTCGGTGGAGATTGGTCAGAAGCAAGTGGTTAATATAAACTAAGGGGGAAACAAATGAAATTAAATCTAAGTTATTTAGAAGGTGTATGGTTACCGTTTAAAAATAGTGATGATGTTAAAGTTAAGATTAAAATGCTTCCATTATCAAAATCTTTAGATGTAGAACAAGGTGGGGATAGTATAGAAACAATGTATTCTGTTTATGATGAGTGTTTATTAGATTGGACTGGATTTGTTGATGAAGATGATAATATTATTGAATGCACTCCTGAAAATAAGAGAAGGGTATTTGATGCTTATACGGAACTCTTTGAGTTTGTGATGACCGAACAGAATATACTAAGGCAGAAGTTCTCGGTATCATTAAAAAACTTAAAGACCTCTGTGCCTACCGTTTCAAAGAAAGCGAGAAAAACCCCGACAAAATAAGTTATAATGTTTTTGTTGGTATCAGGGGTCTGAAAGGGAAAGATACATCTTACTCAGAATATGTTAAACAATATGGCAGTGTGATGCCAAAAATCCTTCCAGAAAATGAGCATATTATTGATATAGTAACTAACTATTATAATATGCTCATTGATGGAATGGGTGGTATAAATACAGTAGGTATAATAAAGATACTTGAATTAGAAGATGTTGATAGGAGAGAAATGCCTATACTCTTACAAAAGATATCTTATTACTTATCAATGTCGTTACTAATTAGGAACGAACAAACTACAACATAAGGATAACTGACAATGCCAGAGACAATAAAAATTAAATTATTAATAGATGATAGGGGCGCTAACTCCAAGATTAATAAGTTTAGTAAAAATACTACTGATAAGTTGAACAAGATAGAGAAGTCTTCTAAGTCAGCAAGTAAATCTATGAAGGGTTTATTTGGTTTGGAAATTCTGCGTTATGCAGAGAAGTTCTTACGTGTTATGACGGATGTGACATTAGCAGTAGTCAATATGACAAAAGAGTATGATAGACTACATAGGTCATTAAAAGCGGTATCTGCTGGTTACGCTGACTTTGGTGAACAAGTTGATTTTGTTAGGCAAGCAAGTGAAAGACTTGGTCATGTATATAGGTCGCAGATTAAGGGTTACGCTCAGTTAACTGCTACAGGTAGAGCGGCTGGTATAGCGTTGGAAGATATCCAAAATATTTATCTAAGTATAGCAGAGGCATCTACAGTATTTCAGCTATCAAGTGATGATAGTTATCAAGCACTACGTGCTATAATTCAGATGATATCTAAAGGAACGATTTCTGCTGAAGAACTTAGAGGTCAGTTAGGTGAACGAGTTCCTGGTGCTTTGTATATTATGGCTGATGCTCTTGATATAGGTATAAGCAAACTACTTGATATGATGGATAAAGGTGAATTACTTGCCGCTGACGTCCTACCAAAATTTGCTGCTTCACTTCGCGAAAATGTTGCTGGTGAGTTGAGTATAGCAACAAACAGTATGCAGGCTAACATTAATAGGTTAGAAACATCTTGGAATGACTTTGTTAAAAATGTAGGTAATTTATATAGAATGGAGATTAACTCTGTAATAAGTAATACAAAACGGATGCTTAGCACTATTTCCAGGCTACTTAAAGCGTGGACAGATAAGCATAGTGTAGAAGGACGGAAGGAAACAGTTTCAAAAGCTATTGACGCCACTGTAGCAAAAATTGCAGAACTCCAAGCACAGATGGACGCTGGTAAGATGTTTCCATTGAATATAAAGGGTGAGATGAAGCGCGCCATTGGTGATTTAGAAAGATATTATAAACTTCTTCAAGACATAATACGTGAGGGTTATAAAGCAAGTAAAGGCGGCGCAGAGCACGAATTCAGAAGGTTAGAAAGTAAGAAGGTTGTCCAGCACGACTATCCGCGACGACCTAATACAGCCGAACTTAAATTTAGGGAAGACGCAAAAAAACTCCGAAAACAATTTGAGATAGACATGTTGAGAGCAGGTGGAAATACGGCAGATGCTGAAATAAAACAACTTAAGGAAACACACAGAATTAAACTACAGGAAGATGAAGTTTATGCTGGAGAAAAGATAAAAGCAGAAAAATTACTTGCTGCTCAGATAAAAGCAATCCGTAAAGCGCATGAAAATAAATCAAGTTATATATATAAGCCTGCTGTAGGTAATATGGATATGTGGGAATACACCAGTGATGAGCAGACTAAAAAGAAGTCAGAAACATCAATGGTAGCATATGCCGAAGAACAGAAACGACAAGCCAATCTCACAGAGATGTTAAGACAGGCTCATATAGAGAGACATACAATAAGTGGTGAGTATAATCAAGCTGAGTTAGACCAAATAACAGAGAAGTATAGATTGTTATATGAACAAGCGGTGGGTAATGCTGTGTTAATGGATGAACTAAAAGAGAATGAAAGATTAGAAATAGAGAAAGTAAATAAGAAGATAGATGCCGATGCTAATAAGACCTGGAAGAATATAGGTAGTTATATAGGAGGTTCATTTTTAGATAACATAACAGATGTAGTTACTGGAGCACAAAGTATTACAGACGCCTTTAAGAGTATGGCCGCTGATGTAGGTAAGTTCTTAGTCAAGTTGGCATTGAAGATGATGATACTTGCTGCTGCTAAGAAAGCATTAGAGAGTTCTACAGCTGGTGGTGGATGGGCCACGGCCCTCGAAGGTATAATAGGTGCTATGAGTGCTGATGGTAATATATTGAAGGGTGGTTCTGGTATCACAGAATTCGCTGGTGGAGGCATCGTCAGCAAGCCTACGTTGTCCCTGGCGGGCGAAGGAAGATATAATGAGGCTATAGTGCCTCTACCTAATGGAAAGGCCATCCCTGTTGATATGAATGGCTCTCAAGGCAATACATACAGTGTAGTAGTAAACGTAGATGGAGGTAAGGGCGGAACAAGACAAGAGAATGATAGATTAGGGAAACAGTTAGCCAGAGAAATGAGAGAAGAGATGAAGAAACTTATGATAGATGAACGTAGGTATAACGGTGTCATCGGTAAACAATCATTAGCCCGTGCCTACTAATAATGATGCATTTGAAAAAGAACTAATGGTGTATTTGAAATGACCAGATGCGAAAGGAGAGAGAATGAGCCAGTCAATAGATGGGTATAAAGTATCAACTAACTCAACAAAGACATCTACATTGAGAGTTAAAGAATTATCTTTTGGTGGTGGTTATAGAAACATAATCACAGATGGATT